ACGATAGCTCGAATGGCAGCTTTTGAGCGTCACAGAAAGAACTCAAAGAAAAAACTTGGAGACGGATGTGGTAGATTGATGTGGTTAGCTTGGGGAGGCGATGCTGGTGTAGATTGGGCTAAAAGAAAGCTAAAGCAGATAGATGCTGGTAAGATGTGTTCTTGTAGTAGCTTTTCTAAAGACGAAAATATAAGCCACTTATTTAAAAACATAGGGGTATTAGAGAAAGATTACGAGGTAATAGATAGTTTCAATATTAATTTTGATACAGATGGTAGCCCTATTGAGTTTGCTACTGAGGAACAAAAAACAACGCAAGAAGTATTAAACGCTTTAAAGAACAATCCTTTAATGACATCAGTTGAGTTAGCTGCTTTGTTAGGATTAGAATTTGAGGAGCTTATAGGGGCTATAAATGTGCTTAAAACTGCTGAATTAATTACCATAGAGGGTAGTGCTTTAGGTTTGACAGATGTAGGAGCAAGAATAGCAGATGCAATAGTATTGCCAGAGAGAGAAGTAAAGTATAGATATGAGCTTAGACCAGATGCACCAGCTTTATCAGAGGGGGGAAAGTCAAGAGATTTTTGTAAAGATATGATGGGAATGGGGAGATTATGGTCAAAGCAAGAAATACAGACTGTGTTAGATAATGGTATGAAGTCAAGTGGCATAGCAGATGTTACTAATGTTTGGTTAGCTCGTGGAGGTTGGTATAGACGACCAGATACGACTACCTCAGTACCTTATTGCCGACATATATGGAAACAAGTAATAGTTAGAAAAAGATGATATTAATAGTCAGCCCAGCTTTTGTTAAAGAAAATAGCGTACTGCATTATAATGTAGATGACGGATATTTGAAGCCTTTAATTGATAGTATTCAGAATACTTTTATACGACCAATTTTAGGTAGTGCTTTATTTGACGAGATACAAACACAAATAAAAAACAACAATGTATCTACGTTAAATGAAACTCTTATTAAGGAGTATATGAGAGATGCTCTTAAATGGGAGGTATGCCATAAGTATACAAGGATAGGTACATACAAGCTACGCAATAAAGGTGCTGGTACAAAGTCTGGAGATAACTTTACCCCTCTAAGCGAAGGCGAATTAGTAGTAGCTAAAAACATATATAAAGATAACGCTGATTTTTATAGAAGAAAATTGCAGTTATATTTGAAGGAGAATGAAGATAGCTACCCATTATATAAAACTCCTCCAAGTGGATTAGATGTAGTACACCCAGAACACGATACTAAATGGAGAAGCCAATTTATACTATAAATAAGGAAAAGAAATTAGAGAAATATGTCGAAAAGTTTGACCATAAAAAACATAAGGACAATAATGGAGGGGATAAAGGCAGAACATCCTCAGATAAACACAATCCTAAAGGGTAATATCTGGGACGTAGATTTAACAAAAGATGTTACTGGAAGCTACCTTATATACGATGTTGTCAATATTTCTCCTAATGGGTTTAACGGAATAGACTACTCGCTTGATATTTTCTTATGCGATAATGTTACAGAGATAAATACAGAGTCAAACGAGGTAAGTGTACAAAATGAGTGTTGCCTAATCGCTCTGGATATAATGAGCATATTTGAGAACTACAATAAGGCTTCATATGCCGACAAAGATATTGCTTTAGTACTGAATAAGAACTGGAGCATACAACCATTTACCGAAAGATTTGATAGTTTATATAGTGGGGCAGCGATTAGTATGTCGCTTAGCTCGGCTTGGGGTTATGCAAGATGTAAAGTACCAGTATGAGCATATTAAGTAAAGCAAGTTTAGTACAAATACCAAGTGGCTATGGAGAGGATAAACTCTATTCAGAAGTACCAAATACTGCTGCTGGAGATTTTACGTTTACAAGGGCTTCGAGTGGCACAAGGGTAAACGCTGATGGATATATAGAAGATGTCCCTTGGAACTTGTTAAACTATTCAGAAGAATTAACTGCTGCAAATGGATGGCGACAAACTTTAGGCTTAACAACACAATTAACAACAGAAACGAATCCTATCGGAGTAGATTCTTGCTATAAAACAATAGCAGATACAAATACAAATTCACATTATACATATTCAACGAATGCCATAGGTAATTTATCTTACTTTGGTGGGTTTTGTGTGAGTTTTTACGCAAAGCCAAACGGATATAATTGGGTAAGGTATTTTAACAATAACATTCAATTCGGTGTTGATATTAATATTGTTACTGGCGAAATACAAAACAAAAGAGAGGATTCAATAGACACTATTTTAGTCGAAGATGCTCCAAACGGATGGACAAAGGTTAGTCTGCAATTTGATAGGTTAATTTCATATTCATACACAATGTTTAAGCCAATGCCGTCAGCACTTGGAACAAATACATTTGCTGGAGATGGTGTTAGTGGTATGTTTTTATGGGGTATTCAAATATCAAAAGGGCTTAATTTTAAGTCATACATAAAAAGAACTGATGGGTTTGATGTTCCAAGATTAGATTATAGTGGAGGAGCAAGTTGCCCAACTTTATTGCTTGAACCTCAGAGGACGAACAAATCTAATAATTCAGAAGATTGGACTGCAACTGGATATATAAAAAATAATTGTACGGCTATTGCAAACCAAACAACAAGCCCAGACAACAATCAAACTGCTGACCAATTAGATTTTGGAAGTGGTAGTGGGTTTTTCTATGAGGTTGTAACGACGATAACGGCTGCATCAACTTATTCAGTATTTGTCAAATACATAGATTATCAATATATTCAAATCATTGGAACTGGAGATGTAGACCATTATGCAAACTTTGACATTCAAAATGGTATTGTTGGCAATACTGGAAGTCAATCGACTGCAAGTATCGAGGACTATGGCAACGGTTGGTATAGGTGTATTATTAATTACAATAGTGGAACTTTTGCTGGTGGTGCGAGACTTTATAAAACAACTTCATTAACTGCTGGGTGGGCTAGTGGTGGTGGAGATGCTGGGAGTTTTTATTTTTGGGGTAACCAAATGGAAGTGGGAACATTTCATACCTCCTACATACCAACAACTGGAACGAGTGTTACGAGGGTGGGAGATTTATGTGTTGCAACATCTGTGACAGATTTAATTGGTCAGACTGAAGGAGTTGTTAATTTAAAATTTCAAAAAGAATATACAGATACATATAGAATATTCACTCTTTACGGAACAAATACGAGCAACAGACTTGGAATATTCACAATAAATAACAACTTGTATGTTTTTGTTGTAAGTGGAGGAGTGCTACAATTTCAAGTAGTAGTTAAGGCGTCAATGGGTAATGGGACTTTTAATATAGCAGTTCAGTACAAACAAAATGATTACAAAATATATGTTAATGGTGTAAGCGAATACACTAACACAAGTGCAAACGTTCCAGTTTCTTTGATAGATGTTTTATTCGCACAACTTCCAAATGGTGCATTATCGTTTAATCATAAAATTCATTACCTTTACTTATTTAAGGAAACATTAACAGACACAGAACTTGAAGAATTAACAACGATATAATGATATTTAAGAAATACGAATTTACAAACGAGGAAGAATGGTTGACCATTCGAGAAACACTTTACAAAGAAGTTGAGGAAGGCGAAAAAATATTGATTGCAGAAGTTGCAGCAATTCACGAAATAGGGCATATCTGCTTTGACTACAACGAGGAAGGAGAATGTACTGACCTAAGCACTCACTATGCAGTAGATATATTACTCAACGAAGATTTACTGAGATTAAACGAGTTTGAAGTTTACCCTAACCCAGACGGAGTGCATATTTTTGCTGGATGCAGCGAACTTTATTTAAAGACATTCTGCGAGGTAAACCCAGAAAGCGATTATTGCAAAAATGAAGATATATCTTAGTAGCATATTGTATTCAATACTTTTATTCTTTGCTCCAATAAAGGGCATAATATTACTCGTTGCATTATCTACCATTTTAGATACTGGATTTGGAATATGGAAAGCTAAAAACTTAGGAGAAAAAATATCGTCTAAAGCATTTAGGACTGGATTAGTGCCAAAGTTAATATCTTATGTCGGTGCAGTAATGATGATTTATGGCTCAGATGTATTTATAATTAACTCGCTTGTGTCTAATTTAGTTGACGTAGAGTTTATGGCTACAAAGGTTATTGCATTAACGTTAATAATAAACGAAGCGAAGAGTATAGATGAAAGTTTTGAAGCAGT